CAACGTGTTTAGGTTAGCCAACAGTACAGTATCATTGGTAGTTGGAGTCATCATCACTGAATCTGTAGGCACTTTGATCAATCTATTATCGGCCTGCATGGCTCTCAGCATGGGCCTGCCATCCGGAAATGGACGTATGTGCATCATCTCGCCAAACTCAAATGCTTCCTGAGCCTGATCAGTTTCTACCAATGTCATGATCGAATCATGATATTGATCTGGCAGTTGAGCCACAGGTAATACTAGAGCCATATTTGACTCTCCTGGCAGAGTTCTAAACACTACCAATACCTTGGCACCTGTGTTTTGAATTCTACCTATGTGTTTTAAGCTTCTCATTTAGGCTTCCTTTTTAGATACAGCTTCAAGGAAGGAATTTAGTTTGTTGAAACTTTTACCAACTGCTTCCAATTCTGCTGCTTTGAACGCTCCTCTGCTTGTTGCAACTTCGATGATATTTTTCACAGCTAGCAGATCGCTGATATTTAAATCAGGACCTTGTGCTGCTGGTGTATCTGTTGCCGCAGGCGCTGCTTCGGCTGGTGTCTCTACGACTTGTTTGTTAACTTCTTCTGACATTAGTTTCTCCTTAGGTGTGGGCATGCAAGCATGAAATAGGTTAATTCTTTTTGATCTTCGAAACCTACAAAATGTGAAGATCTCAAATTTCCACTCTTATCCAGAGCAGGCTTTTTACAGATATAATATCTGCCTTTGAGCTTGATCTTGATCCAGTCTTCAATGCCTTCAAATATCTCAGAATCTGTGATATTCAATTCAGTGAAATGTGGAGCTACAGTCTTCAGCTTGCGCTGTTGTAGTACGTCCATTGGATTAAGGTCAAACATAGTGAAAATATTTATACGGTGGGATTATTTGGGGGTGGATTCTTGGCTAAGTCTTTTGCTCATGGCTCTGTTGTGCCCTAGCTTTCTAACATCTCCACTGAGCAGATACAGTTCAAAAGCAGCTTTTTCTTTCATTACTATGATGTGTTTTTTATTGACAAAAAATGGTGAATCAATATAATTATCTAACCAAAGTAGCACTTGCGGAGTAAATGCAAATTCTTTGGGAAACTCTATCTTGTAAGTTTTTATTTTAGCATACTCTTCAATGAATTCCAAGGCCTGGTCAGTCAATCTCAATCCTCCTTGTTTTTTATTTCTAAAACTCCACCACCATAAGGCTTTATAGTCTTTGATATTTTTTTCATTGACGGGTAGTTCTGCTGCCTGTAAGAACGCCTTGGTATAGGCATCTTTGTTCATATCATTTAATCTCTTCGCCAGAGGTGAGTTTGAAAACTGCGAAGTCTTTGGTCTTAAACAGTCTGTTCAATTTTTTAGCAAGATTGTGTGCGTGACCGGGATTTGAAAATGAAACTTTTTTATATTTTGGTCCCGGATAGCTGGCTACAAGACTACCGCTTTTGAGATTGAATGGTTGGCCGTTATAGAACACAGCCCAGATAGCTTCCGAGTCAAGAATCTGCTCAATCTTGTAGGTTTCCTTACTAGCATATTCTAAAAGAATTTTTGGTTTGGGTCTGCTCATATACGTGTTCCTAATTAACCACGTATATATTTATGTTTTTTTTTAGAACTGACCGCCGTCGAATTTAACGTCTATTTGTGTAGTAGATTCTTTGATTACTGCCAGCATTTGATGTATTTCGCTAACAGTTTTACCTAACTTCGCAGTCATCAGTGCTAACTCTGCAGTTAGTTCACGTGCTTCTTGTAAACTCATACGTATTTCTTTCTGCTGGCTACGTTCTGCCACCTGAGTGCGTTGGATAAGCTTCTGTATAGTTGGTAATGTATCTGGTAAGTTATTTTGTGACATTAGCCAATACCTGTTTCATTTCTAGATCAGTCTTGAATGGTCCTTTGTAAGCATATCTTTCAAGAGTGATTTTTTTAGGACAAAAGCTCTTGACCCATCCCTTCTCAAACTTTATACAATAGTACCCTGCACAGTATAGGCTCTTGGAATCACTGCTCTTTGTGAATAGAGGAAGTTTCTTACGAATGTCAAACATGGCATTGTGCGGCTCGGCACTAGTGGCATATCCATGCACTTCATTAGGCAATGATGTGTCGGCTTCTTTAACAATCTTTACCGTGAAAAACTTTTTACCAAATTGTTTAGTTAAACTATCTTTGGTGTCATAAATCTTTACACCTTCTTCATTGCTCATGAAAAATCTATTGTCATCATCTTTTCTTAGAGTAGCAATCTTCTCTCCATTCGATTCTACGATCCAAAATTTATTTGCTATGATAGGTTTAGCATGTATGTCTGTCATTGTTTTCTCCCAACAGGTGTCTGTTTTAATTTCACAGGTGTCTTCATACTGACAAGGTTTGAGTTTCATTCACGTATCTCGCATTGAGTGGTTCTGCATAACTCTGTGCCTGATCAGCAATCTTTTTCAAATCCCACAGATTACAGAACTTGATTAATCTTATACCAACTTGACTCACATTCTTTTGTTCGGCAGTAGCAGTAGTAATGGTGTTTACAATTATCTCTTTGATGTTATCAGGCTGATGTGTTAAATCGATAAGTCGACGATTGCGTTCATAATCTTCTAACACACGATGTTCTACACCATTGTGGTCAGACCATCTCTGAAGCATGAGATTGTTCCACGCATATCCTTTGCTTGTACGATCTTCGAACGCTTCAGTAAGACCCACTTTTTTGCTTGTGCCTTTAGTACGTACACCCGGATACGCTGAGAAGACATTATCACTGGTATCACCACGCATACATTTTTCGAACAGGAGCCATTCTGGATTAGGGGCTGGCTTGGGCTCTTGTGTTTTCTTGTCAATGACCGGTTTGCCTTTGTCATCAAAGATTCCTTGGTGTGTGATAGTGGTTTCCATTACACCGTTGTACTGTGTGACATTGGGTGCAATTAATTGGACAAAGTCTGTGTCTGTGCTGATAATCACGTGTTTGTCATTTGGATGTGTTTGTATCCAACCAGCAATTAAATCATCTGCTTCTAACTGCGGATTTTGTAGCACAGTACAGTTGGTCTTATCTGTGATAAAGTCTTTGAATGTATCAAATGCTTCCCAAAAGATTTTTTCTTCGTCTGCTTCTTTTTCTGTGTGTGCGGCACGTTGAGCAGCACGTTGAGCTTTGTAAGGAGTATAATAGTCTTTACGCCAGCTACGTCCCTCTAAACAGAATATGACATGACTGCCTTCAAACTGCTGCCAAGCCTTGCGAATACTGTTTAATGTGATGTGAAATGCCATGCCTAGTTTGATATCAGCGTCACCGTTGATAACGTGACGAGCACGAAAGAATGTGTTTGCTGTATCAACTAAGATATAATTCATAGATTGTCTTTCTTTACTGTTTTAATATCAATTAGGCCTGTGTTTACAGGACCGCCAAAATCGCCATCAACTACTACATTAGCACACAGTTCACGGAACCAACGATCTATGATTTCTTCGTCCTTGTCTCCGTCTTCACCGTATCCCTCTTGCTTTAATTTTAACACAAAAAGGTCGTTCCAGTCAAGTTCAAAAAAGCCATTACGCACATTATCTTTATTGACATGTGTTTCGAGTACACCCACCCAAGGTTCTTTTTTACGTGTTGCACGTTCTTTTGGTGATAGTTTGGCCTGCGTTTCTGCTTCTGTAGCACGTTCAGCAGCGGCAGTGGCTGCTTTGGCTGTTTCAGCAGCTTCGGCTGCGATACCTATAGATCGTTCTGCTTCTGCTCTAATCTTGTCAATACCAAATAACTTTTCAATCCATTTATTCATTATGTTCCCAACCCGTAGTGTAATTTAGCCAATGTATTAGGATCAAGAGTAGCTGGATCTTTTTGACTCATCACTTCTCTCCATTTCTTATATGCTCGAGAACCGTCTCCCTTAGCTTTAACTCGTTGCCCGCATTCGTTACAAGCATGGAATGCTGATACGAAGTCTTTTCCCTTATCAGTAACAAATACTTCAAAATCCTCAACAGTAAATTTATCAACGCACCCATTAAATGTGCATCTAACCTGCATAGTCTTAGGATCGATAAAACTAATATCTTCCTTCTTTTTTGCCATACGTTTAACCATTATGTTCCCCATTCATTTTTAAACAGTGGTACCTGCAGTCTATCACTGTATCGTAATCCCATCTTCATTGCTAGTTCAGCAACACGGCGATTATTTAGTGTGTATACACTTTCAACACCGCCCACAGGCATGAGATAGCAATGTCCAGTGAATCCTTCTGCACGATATATATCTAAAGTTTCTAACGCTTCTTCGGCATCTTCTTCTGTGGCTATTACAAATTTAAGATAGGTATGCCCAGCTTCTTGATATTCACAAACAACATCCGGCTTTATGGCTTCGTGTCTAGCTTCGCCCGAACAACTGAGCTTGGCACTGACACTAAACGTAACCTCTCTATCCCACGCAGTAGCGGTCCACTCTCCTAGATAGTGTTTAAACTCTGGAGTTAGCTTTTGAGTACCGTTTGTTTCGAAAGTAATTTCTTTAAGACTACGCATACTTTCGTGCTCTAACAGGTCCGGATAAGCACGTTGCCAACCTAGCAAGGGCTCGCCACCTGTGATAACTAAGTGTTCTTCTTTCCAGTGATCCTGTGGAAGAATTTCCATAATGCGATCTGTAATTGCTTCACTAGTAAGCATTGGACTAAGATTCTTAAAGTCAGGATGCCAGCTTGCATAACTATCACAACCTGTGCTAACTAGTGGCAGCTCTTTGTAATCCTTAAAAGGATGCATAGCATTCATAACTGCGATGTTGTCTGCTTCCGTACTTAGTTCACCACGTGGCATACCAAAGCCAGCACATTTAAAGTTACAACCAAATGTGCGTAGAAACACAGAAGGAACACCCATATAGCGTCCTTCACCTTGTATGCTGTAGAACAGCTCTGCGATTTTAATTTTGCTCATTGTTTATTATACCTTTATGTATGAAATTTGTCAAGTCCTCTTTGACCAGGCTCCACGAACCATCGTTGTTATCAATCCAATTTAAACAATCACCTTCTTTCCAACCAGCCTCGTCTAATAAATCCTGCGGCAACGATAGTATACCATCTTCTTCAACAGTCACGGTCCATGATTTCATGTTGTATACCCCATGCTATCAGGATTTCTTTTACGTTCTTCATCTAGCCGCTCTTTGATCATTTTCCTACATTCTACTCTAACCTGAGGAGGGATATCTGGATGAAAGTCTAAGTCTCTACAATTATAGTATCTGCCAGGCGGTTCACCCCAGTTGTTGATGGCAATTAAAAAAACTGCTATAAACGCCGCAATGACTATTAAGATATTTTTCATATATAGTCGCTGACTAATAGTTGGCATATGAGTCCTTGATGATCGTCGTCAAATACAAAATTCATATAGGTGTCTGTTAACTCTGTGGTGTATTTGTCCCCAGGTAATCCGAACCGTTCTATGATTGATACCGTGATTTCGTCCCAAACAGGAATACTACCTGCCTTGGGACTCCACGGTACATGCACAGTTACCATTTTCTATAGTTGCCTCTTTCTGGAATAACATGTCGAACCCCGCCTGTGGGATCTTCCATGTCACCGTTGCGTCTGGGAATTAAATGAACATGCGGATAAGGTACAGTCTGTCCAGCTGCCTCTCCCCAATTTATTCCAATATTGAATCCGTCCCATTCACCACTGTTAACTTTTTCTTGACCAAGTCTAAGTGCGTCAGCAAAACAATCTTCAATAACGCCCACGGCTGAATATTTAGGTACGAACAACAAATGTCCTTCTGTTACAGGATACTTATCTTTAAAAACAACCACGTGAAAGTCGTCTTGTACAACATCATTCCACGGTGCTTGTCCTGCATCACGTGCATCATCTAATGAATAATGTAGATTCATCGTTTGTATTCCTGTTTTTCTTTGGGAAGATCGTCTTCTCGAATAACAAACTCACGGCCGCCTAAACTGCCAACAAATGCTCGAGTACGTTCAGCGTAGGCCAATCGAAGTTTAATAGTTTGAAATGCCACTTCTAAAAATGCTTTGGGCTTGTAATTTAGTACATGCATATCAAAATCTTTGCCATTATCAGTACAATGCACTTTGATCTGTGTATCAATCATTTGGTCCACCAATCTTCCCAAGGAAAATCAATCCATACATCGTTTTCGGCTTTGTTAACTTCCATACCAACATAATCCATCTTAACATTGCACTTGCTGGCAAGATTATCTACCAACACAGCAAATTTAACGTTATTGTTCCATACTTCTTCCCAGGCTGGATCATCTGGAAAGCAACCACTTGGCCAATCCTGCATGATCCAATTAAGGGTGGTTCCTTGATCGTTGATATCGTCTACAATCAGAATGTTTTTAAAAGTGGTATCGTCATTAACAGTACGTTCCTTGGATAGCGGACCTAGTGCATCCTCAGCCATCCAAAGATTACTTTCAGGACCAACTTCTCCGTCACGTAAACTAACATTTAATGTATGCAACGGAATATTAAAATATTGACTGATCATAACGGCAGGAATTAATCCGCCTCGAGTAATACCTACAATATAATCGGGCCGCCACGTTCCTGTAGCAAGCTCTCTACAAATCTTGCCGACTAACCCATTTACCTCATGCTGGTTGATTTTGAGTTTGTTCATTTCTATCCTTAAGATACTGTTCGTGTTGTATCCATTTGTTGTTGACTAAAAATCCCCATTCACGTTTATGGGGACCTGGCATAAACAGGGTCCAGGCAGTTATTCCAGGCCTAAGCTCTATACGATGATAGCTGTTAGACCCACAAATACGGAAGTGACCAGGACCACGCCAATGCTTAGTTTCTCCAACCATTTGGCCATCTTCAAAATTAGGAGTGTATTCATAGTAACCACCTTTTAATATCAGTGTAGCATACGGCCACGGATGATCGTGTACATCATCGGGATCACCCTTGAGAAATTTGTGTAAAAATACGTTGAATGGAAAACGGTTTCTTTCTTTCAAGAATAGATAGAACCGTTCTAGATACGGTTCATTATTAACACGATCATAAATGATACGCTTACGGCCTAATCGTTCAAGCAGTTTCAAAAACATTATTAACTTCTTCCTTGAGATATCTTATCAGTTCTTTATCCGTGGGCATCACACTATAATTGTTCTTGTAAAAAATTTCATAGCTGTCGCTGCCGTATTTTCCAATGCCATATAACATTGTAGCATCATTTCCGTCCCAAGTCAAATAGTCTTGACTCATTCTAATCAATCGATTGTAACGAACGTTCAGCATTCCTAAGGGCTGGATTATGCTTTTGACAAACTCTTCTTCTGCGTGTAATAGTGCTAATGCTGTAGGAAACCAATATAGGAATTCGGGTAGTGTTGTCTTTACCGCTTTACGACCGGTTTGGTTAAGCATGATCACACCAACAAAGTGTTGCCAAGCATCATCGACTTGTTGTTGAACCATTAGATCGTCACGTAGAGGTTTGATCATTCTACACCTTCGCCAAACCAATCATCAACTTGATGTTCTGCCTCTTCCTGTGTCATTGCGTGTACAAAAATACGAGCAGGCTCGCCTACAGTATGTTGAATATTAAATTTTACAACACCTGCAGGAATAAGCTCCCAATCTCGTTCTACAATAAACTCTTGTAGATTTTTAGCACGAAAGATTAAATTGTCTGTGAGATCTTTTGCAGTATTCATTGTTGGCCTCGGACTATGTTCTTGTTCAACGCTTCGTCGTCACTGCGCAGTTGATCTTCCATGTACAACATCAATTGATGTTTATACATATCTTCTGAAAGTCCATGCCAACCAATGCACTTGCCAGTAGGACTACGGCCGCAGCCGCAACGACCGATATCTTCTGTGTTTTCTTCAACTCTCACTTGCATGTCTTTATCCTTTTTACCAAATATTTTTTCAAAATTATTAGCGAATTCATCTTGACTTACGCTAAATGGTCTTGGTTTACTTCCTTTTCCACCGTCACTCATAATTACCTCGGCGCAAATTCTTGTTGTAGTTTGATGTTATCAAAGAACTCTTTCTTTGTATGCGGATCATCTTTGAATGTTCCTTTTAACACTGTGGTCTGTGTTAGACTAGAGTGTGCCATAATGCCTCTATTCTCACAGCATCCATGGATAGCTTGAACATAAACAGCTACATTTTCGCTGTTTGTAGCTTTCATTATTTCTCGGGCAATGTCGTTGCAGAGTTCTTCCTGTAGTGTACCTCTACGGGCACACCACTGAGCGATCCTTGTGTACTTGCTTAACCCAATAAGTTTCTGTGCCGCAATAATTCCAATATAAGCCACCCCAGATACAGGCTGGTGATGATGACTACACATACTACGAAGCTCACTTCTAACCACCAACATACCTTCGTACCGATCTGTGCTGTCATTGGGGAATGCTGTTGCCTCTGGTGATGGTTCATATCTTCCTGCCATTATTTCGTTAAAATACATTTTAGCAAGACGACGAGCCGTGCCTTTCGAGTTAGGATCGTTTTCTCGATCAATCAGCAAGCGATCTAGCACAGTTTCAAATGCTGCTGCGGCTTCGTTGATGAGTTTTTCTTTATCGCCGTCGTGCAAGTAATCGGCAATGTTGTCACCTGCCCAGAAACGTTTGTTGTCACGTTTCATCTTAAAGCGAATAGCATCGCCTAGGTAACCTTCTTCATAGCCCTTGTCGTCTATGTTATTGTATGTTACTGATTCTGTCAATTTATTCTCCGAGTTAATGACGTGGATGTCTTTGTATTAGTATACAGGTTTATTTAGATTTTTGCAAGTAGTTTAAGAAAATATTTCATTTTATTGTCAATGCTGCTTCTCTACCTCCAAAATTTCCTCTAACAAACATATTAAATGCAACAGAAATTCTATCATCCTTAGAATTGTTTATTTCTACTGAATGCATTACATTTGAAGGAAATATGATTATATGATTTTCAGTTGGAGTAATAGACCATGTACTACTATTAAAAATATTTTGTTCTGAAAATTCTAAACTAATTGTGGGAGAAGCAAACCCTAAATATGTTTGATATTTGTGAAGTGTAAACTGTCCTGTCTCTTCTGCTGCCGTCTTTAGATATAACACTCCCGAAAACAACGAATTGACATGTCTATGTGCATGTGCAGAGCCACCTGGCAAAAATTTAACAGCCCATGAAGTTGTTATATAAAATTCTGTCTCGGGTTTGATTTTTAAAAGATTATATGCATAATCATCGAATGCGTTGAGAACTTTATTTCTAATTTCTAAACATTTAGGATCATCTAATAATGTAACATTTTCAGTGATAAATCCTTTGGTATCAGACATTGAGTTGAACTCTAAGTTTGAAATGTAGTCAACACTTTTAGAAGAGATTGGATCTACCTCAGATGTGTAAATAGGAACACCAAATAAAGAAGCTGCTGCCGGCATAGGGTATAATCTCTCTATAGTTATGTTAACATCTTTAATAGTTCGTTACAACTAAAAAAGTTTTCTTTTAATGCATCTACCTGTTTATTCAGGATTGGTAGACGTGTTTTATAATTGGCCATGTGTTCTATAATTAAACGACACAGATCTGGACGATATACAGTGTATGCATCAAAACTTTCAGTCCATCGGCTAGGATACTTAAAGGTATCAAATGCCATTTCACTGTAGCTGAGTCTATCTGGTACTAATGGTATCGCATCAACAATAGCGCCTTCGTACCAACTGATGCCCAGTGTTTCTTGTAGGTTGGCGCTAAACACCATCTTTGCTTCGCCTAGCAAATTATGATATTCGTTCTTAGTTAGTTGTTGGTCTTGACATACTACGAATTCATATTGTGGTAAGTGTTCTTTTAAGTCACGGAATATTTCAACCTGTTTCTCGGGAGCGATACGATGCGGGAACAAGATAAGATCACGTTTGGGCATGTTCTTATACATTAGCAATGTATCTGGCATATACTCCATGGGCCACCCTGTGCGTACAACCTTGTTATTGAATACAGTATCATCTAAGACAGTCTTATACATTGTTTGTCTACGATCCGGATCTGCTTGGATCAAGTTTTCGTAAAACATATGAATATGAAAGTCTGTAGCAAAGTAGTTGTGATCAAATGCGTGATAGAAACTCTTCTCAGCATTTCTAACCCAAGGCTTATCTCCCACAAGCCGTCCTAAGAAGTCTTGTGGGTCATAACTGCCAGCATGCCATAGGCCATGGGTAGTTACTGGTATACCTAGTAACTCACTCATGTATTTTAGATTAATGATACCTGGATGCCAAGCATCAGTAAACACAAAATGATCGCCGGGATTAACGGATCCGTTACAAAATAACCGACCCATCTGCTCCACTTGACTAGCCTTGTATATATTAGTGCCGCCAAAGTTGAGAAATGCTCCAGGAGTGGTAGCACTAGGAATGTCCGTAGGACCTGATATAATGTTGACATTGTGTCCTGCCTTTTTAAGCAATGCCGGCACATGAGTTTTCCACTGACCTGTATATCTAGTCTCTACCGCTTCAAGATCAATAAGGAAAACTCGTGCCATTCTTTAACCTCTCTTTTGAAAGTTTGGTCTGTTGCCTTGATATGGACGTCTTGGCCGCTTGCTGGCAAGATACGATCCATAGTTTTGACTATCTCTGCGATAGAGATCTGCTGGATTAAAATCGCAGAGTTGAATTCTGCACCAATCGTGGTAGGCCTCGAGGTCTTCCCACACCTTTACAACGTCAGGACGATTTTCAAAGTACCTGTAGTCCTTGTAGTTTTTCATCTGTATTCCTTTTAGTATTTGATGAATGAACCATTTTCTCCGTCTTCGGAGACCTCAATCCAAACCTCACGGCCTGGATACTTTTGTGAAATAGTGTCGTATAATTCGTCCGACATCATTTCGCAACTTTTATGATCTAGCGACAAAACACCTTGTGCGCTATGATACAGTTGTTCAAGCCACCGCTTGAACTGTATGAATTCCACATCTCTATCATTGTGGGTGACACTAAGCCATACCCTAAAATGGAAAATATGACGATGAGGATTAGCAAGAAACGATACATCATATTGATCTCCTGTTGCTAGGTTAGGGTCTGTTGCGGCCGCAGGATAGCAGTGAATGCCTTCCTTTTGAAATGTGACCCAAATCATTTTAAGCGGTCGTTGGTCTTGTCTAATGATCATCGCAGTTGTTCCATGGTAATGATTTTACTTAATGCGTCGCCGAGATCTTTGTCGTCGGTGACTACGTGTAGACTGTGTCGATTCTCATCGCTCTTACGGTCATACTTGGTAGTTTCGATAATAGTACCACCACTGGCACCATATACACTTAATCTGAATCCTTGAGAATGCAAGTCCGGACCATCGCTGTCTTCAGGAGCATAGCACTCATTGGGTTGACTATCGTTCATCAACCAGTTGCGAATTCTTTGTTTAATGGTTAGTTTCATAGGTCTTTCTTCTAGGTATGGTCTTGCACGTTTTATTTTATTGGCACCGGTAATTCTAGGAATGCGTCTTTGACTAGCTGTCGATGCTACTGCGTATCCACCACTCATTTGATAATCTCATCTTTGCCATATTGATCCCAATTAGTGAAGCGATCTCTTCCTAATAGATCCTGTAGGTTATGACACCACACCCCAGGATTGCTTGCGTTAAAGTCTTTGTCATCTATCTTCAATGTAGCATTGTAACCTAGTTGATTAATGTAAGGTAATTTTACACTGATCTGCGGAATAAATCTACGCTTTTCGGTAAGGCCGCTTTCGAGTAATCCTTCTGCTTCGCTGACATCAAAGTCTAGTGTACACCAGAATTCGTGTTCGCTATCTAAACATACATAGATCATATTTTCCCACGGACGCCACGTTGCAGCATCATTGACGCCTAGAGTTTTAAAACTTTGATTAGCACCAAAATAGATATGCTCACATTCGTACTTGCTAGCCAGTTCCATGATGGTATATGGATCGTGTACACCTACGACAAACAATGTTTTCATTCCGTAGGCAGGAGTACGTTCAATTTCAATTCCTACAAAGAAAGTAATAGATTCTTTGACGCCTTCGGTGTATGTTCTTTTCATAGTTCCAATCCGTTTCTTCTTGCTTCTTGTTCTGCCTGTGCTTCTTGCATCACTGCGTTGTGCTTGTGTTTAAGTATAACAATATCGTCCTTTAAACGCAACCTCTGTTTCTTCATTTCGTCTATTTTTAGGTCATCATAGATGCCAGTTTTCTCCATACTGTCTATCTGTTTGTCCAAAACTCTGTGAGCTTCTTCTAGATGCTTGATTTTATTTTGATACATGTTAACTCCTTATTCTACAACCAAACTGTTCAACTCGTCATCGTCTGGATTGGCAAAATCAATTTCGCCTGCTTTCTTACCATCATCGAAATCAAATAAGTTACCAAATGTATTAGCAGCAGGACCACCTTGTAAGCGTGAACCTTCTAGTGATTTCAAGAACTGCGCACCAGTTTCAATCATATCAAACGCTTCTGCTTTGGTTTTAGTATTGAATAGTTCTTCAACAAACGTACCAAAGTAAAGAATCTTATTCGGAACCCAATCGCTGAATTCAATTTCTTTCTTGCCTTCAATGCTCTTCATACGCCAGTCCGGAGTGAATCTAGTACATTCGATATCCATCAACTGTTGAGCACGTTGCACGGCCTTGATATGGCATTCTACATTATGCCCCATCATTAGTGCGTAGCTGAAACTATCCCAACTAGTCTTGTTTGGAATCTTGCCTAGTTTGTTAAGTCTCGGAACTTCCTGATAGTGTTCTGGATTCAAGTGATTAAACTTGACATCGCCGAGTTCAGCATCTGTCTTGCGAACACCGTAGTTGTAATATGCAATATCGCCCATGGTCAAACGACTTCCAAACTCACTTTCAAACGGAAACGGAATATCAAAACGTCCTGAAAGTGCTTTATTGTCCGGAGCCTTGTCCATGATAACACTCCAACGCTTGTTGGTGTGCTGTGCATTTGTGTATACAAGTCCGTGAGCAGTAGCAATGAACGGGCTTGCACAGTCGAAGCTGATTGTAAGTTCTGGATTGATATGCTTACGGATTTGACGTTGAATCTGTGTTAGATAACAACTCCAGTCTAATTGTGCTGTACCCAAGAAGTGAATCCAGTTCTTACCTGTAAGCATGCCTTCGTCACGCATGGTCATTAGACGTTTGAGTGTGATGTCCATCTTACACATATTAGCGCCACCGAACGCCCATCCTTCTGCTTCTTTTCCTGCAAATGGTCCTTTAGGATCGCTAAACTCTACAACACCACGATACCACTTTTCCGCTGTGTCCCAATCACCGCCTTGCAGTACGTTAAGCCACTTGGTAGCTCCCAAGCGATTATCTAGAAAGTACTTGTTATTATAACGAGTCTTTTCTAAACAGTCTTCGAATGTTTTTAACCCAGTCTTTGGACTGTGGATATGGTCACATGCCCACGTAGGCACGTCTAACATCATACTCCAATCGGCAGTTGCTTCTAGCCATTCGAGAATCTTTTGACGTGTCTTAGTAGCTTCTACACCTTCGAAGTTCAACCAATCAAATTTAAGAACACCTTTACCGATCTGGTAACCACCAGAGTCACCTAAGATCATTGTGTTACCACGATCACGCTGTTGTATCATTGATTCCTGATCTTGTGCTTTGATAACATCAAGTTGAGCGTGGCCTGCTGAATACAGAGCATACTTATAGGTAAAGTATCCTTGATCTGGATTAAGAAAATTCATTCCTTCAATTCCTTGATCAAACCCTGCAGGAATACGATCCTTTGATACAAACTCTTCTAATCGCTGTTTTGCAACATAAGTGGAATAGAAAGAACTAATCGCTGGCAGATATACTGCATAGTCCTTTTGCAATGGTGTTAGATTAACTGGTGGTTTCATATTCTCTCGATAGTTTTGCTGTAATGTCTAATTGTTGTCTTGCCTGTTCTAGATTGTCTAGTGCTATTTTAACAGCCTTGTTCTCTTTGGCCAAGCTCTGCCACATCATTTCTTCATCACGCTTCTTACGTGCCCATTGTATAATGTCTAGCACATCTTGATCTAGGCTTACGGTAGCGTAACTGCTAGATATTGTTTGCCAATTTGATCCGTTAAACACTTCTAGTTCGGTGTTGTGGATACGCATCATCCCAGTCATTGGGTTGCTTGAGTTTGGACCGACATATGGTAGGGCGGTATTTCCGCCACCAACCGTAATGCCTGTTACGCCTTGTAAACCTTTGATCATATTTAGGCAGCTTGTGCTGGGATGATATATTTGTAAGTAGCAAGTCCGCTATCTAGAGTGATCTGAATAGCACCTTCATTGCTCAACGACATCTTAGTGGTGTTGGTATCTGCAATCTTAAGTATGCTCAAGATTGGCAGCACAGGCCAAGTCCAACCACGATCTAGTTTGCCTGCAACGTTTTGCGCAAACACAAACTCACCACCGTGTGTTGATGCATCGCCGAATGTAAATTTAAGATTACCACCTTCAGTTTTTGCAAGGAACGTAGGATGCTCTGAGTTCGCACCTGCTTGGAAGTTGAAACGGATCACAGAAGTCACTGAAGGTTCAATTTCTACGTCCCACTTGACACCACGGAACTTCACAGTCTTCATCTTTTCGTTGATGATTTCTTGATTCATAAAGCGATAATCGTTCTTGAAGTCGCTGTCTTTGTTTTCAAAATGCAGGCCCACTGGCAAAGTTTCACCATTGCGTTCTGCTGTGGTGATACTGATCTTTGCGCCTTCTTTGTACTCTGCACCTTCTAGCAGATATTTCAACTTGTTCAGTTGCGGCATACCAAATACACCGATCATATCCGGATAAGGATTAGCAGTTTCTGCTTCCATGATTACTGAACGGTCATCTGCCATTGAGTTAATAGTTGTGCCTTTGTCTGTACCTGTGACCTTGACTGTGGTCAAGAAGCCTAGATTCTGCGTATGGCTAACGATGTCTTGTAGTATATCTTTCATTAAGAATTCTCCTGTATATTAAGATTATATTTAGATCTAGAGTAAAAAGCAACCGCAATTTACTCAAAGTCAAAAAGTTTTGCGAATGTATTGTCCGACCTTGTTGAACTGATGTCCCATTCTAGAACACCAATAAGGTTTCCTAATTTTTCATCTATGACTGTGGTCTCCATTTCTGCATCATTGAAAGGCAGATCTTTGAACCACTGTGGCAATCTCAGTTCATCTACAGGATAGGCTACGGAAGTATGTCCCATGGGGTTGTCTTTGATCTTGCACACAATTACTTTCATGCCATCCACAATCTGCATGGAGTATTTGTCATCCATCATACGCTTGAGAGTGTTCCAATTCAATGAAGCTCTGACATGTCCGGGCATGTTGGTCTTACCAGCTTTCTTTTCCTTACTGGCATACTCAGTGATGTTATTGGCACGTTTGGGTGAACCCTTCTCCCAACCTGGTCGAGTTTTAAACTCTGTGCGGAAATCAGTAATATATTGCAGTATCTCTTCTTTGGTCACACCAGTTAGTGTTTTAGTTAGTACTTCACTCAAGAAGTCTTGTATAACAACCGGGGTATCTGAACGCTTGAGGTCAAGTCCCATGGCTTTGATCTTGCCTGGCTTGCCTTCTGTGTCTGCTCGTTTACCTTCTTTGTCGTAGTAGAGCACTGCATATCGCTTTTTGGTGATGAACAATCCTTTGCTTGCAACAATTTCGCGACCTGCTTTGATGACCTCAGCTCTGGTTCTAGGGACATGAAATGCTTCCTGCATGAATTTAACAAATGTGCCATTCACCGTTTCTCCTATGGTATCATAAAGTTCAACCACTGATTCTCTATTCCAGGGAATCAGCCCTTTCTCAATGTCTTTTTTCAGGGTAGCATACGCTGAAAAATAACAAGAGTCTGTGTCACCGTATATGACCGCTCGACCGATGTGGTCATACTCTCCGGTAATAATTTCATTAACTTTAGATGCCATGTGTTTGGCAATTTGTCGTCCAGTTAGTGTGGTACTCTGACCAATCCTGTTATCAAAGAATCTACAGCCTGGATTTAAAATCGCACCATAGAGACTGTTTAACAGAATCTTCTTGACCAACTGTCGCTTGTCCCAGTATTCTTCTTCAATCTTGTTACCAGCTTGGATACATTCTTTGAGCTTGGCCTGCATTTCTTTACGTTCTTTGTACCAACGAGCCAACAGTCCCGATATCACTCCTTCAGTTTCATAAGTGAATATGGTACCGTTGGCACTAATCATCCAGGGCTGGTTGCTGTCGAATATAAGATCATAAGCCTGTGCCGCACTTAATGTATCAGAACCACCACCTTCCCAGTCAATATTAACTTCTCTACCTACTTCTCGATTCATTACTGCGGAATACTCAAGACTACCAAATATACCTTCCCATGCTGACGCAAATGATTTTCCTTTGGCCATTTCTGCAGCAATATAGTCTTTGGTTCCATCCTGTCGTAACTGGCCAACGATGGTTTCGGGGCCCATATTCAAAGCCCGAATAGCACTAGGATAGAGACTATTAATGTCAAGAGAGCCAATCCATTCATGTATACCTTTCTTTGGATATGCAACGTAAGCACCAGCAGCCTGTGTGTCTCCGTGCTCTTCCATCTTTTTGCGATTAGGAACTATCATACCTCTGCGATGAGCTTCGTTAATAATAGCTTGTTCGGTTACTGCTACTGCGCCCATGGTGGTTGCTAACAGCACTGTGTTTTCGTGTGCAATTGTATTAGCCAAGTCGATGAATTTTAATTTTCTATCAAGTTTCTCAAGAAGCATACAGTCATTGATGTTGTATTCGATGAATGTTTTGAAGTCATTGTTGTACAATTGATCCAACGTGCCTTCATATTGTGTTTTACGCTCACCTAATTCGTATTCAGCAATTGCATCCAATCGATATGTATGGCGTTCTTCATAGGTATACTTGCGATATAACTCAAGACTGTCTATATGAACACGCCCATGGAAGTCATAGGTAGTAGCAGTTTTGCCAAACTTTTCATATTCACGTTTCTTAGGAAAACAATTCCACAGACAAAATCGTCTTGTATCTTCTTTGCTGAGAACTTTGGTAACACGGTTAACGGTGTATGGAATATCAAAGCCCTCTGAATTCCAGCCACTTAGCACATCCGACTCTTGTATTAGATCCAAGAAAGTATTCAACATGTCTGCTTCGTTATCAAACAGCATTGTATTGGGAAATTCTTCAACCTGACGTTTAGCCTCTTCCATACTCAACGTCTTAGGAGGAATAGCCAAACATACCATAGTCTGCATCCATTGAAGATACACAGCAATGGCAGTGATTGGCATAAACGGATCATCAGGTGATGCATAGCCACGTTCTGGATCGAAGTCAACCTCAATGTCGAAGAATGCTACATTTAGCTTAGGAGCATCTTGATTGAGATAATGATCTTCTAGGCATCGATAGATAGGATTGATGTCTGACTCGTAGAGTCGTTTGTTTGAATGAATAGCAAGTTCTTTGCGATGTTCTTTGACATTCTTTGAACTAACTCTGCTTAGTGGTTCGCCCTTGATGGATTGGAACTTGCCTTTGGGGTCGTTGTAATAGAATATGTGCCTGGCAGGGTAATCTTTGAAATGCCTCTGCCCTTTGTCGTCACGCTCAACGACAAGTATCTTGTCATCGTCGCGATTATAGTATGCGTCTACGAAACTCATTTTTTCTCCTATGCAATTTTGGGCTTGCAAATACCAATTGTGCGGTTTATGGCCCGCCTACCTTCTTACTTTATTTAATTAATTAGCATTCTTACTAGACCAAATGTATCAATTGCGGTTAGCAAGATATAGTTAGCCAGCATACCAAAACTTTTACGAGTGTAAGCAGCCCACGCATACATAGCACAGCCACTAATCCAGATAGGATATAATACGAGAAGAGGAGGATTAGGGACTGTGACTGCCATGGTGATTGAACAACCAATACTAACAGCCCAAGCAAGCAACTCAATGAAAAAACGTAAAGGATGAGTTCGATAATCATCTCGGATCCAATCAAAGGTTGGTTTTAATAGTTCATTCATTCAGGAAGTTTTTTAGTAACACCAAGGATCATTTCAATCTCGCTCCATTCTGCTTCGTGGTCTTTCCAATTGTCTTTGTGTGCGATGCGTATGGCTTTGTTGATCCAACTGGGTTTGATTTGTAATTCTTCTGCAACAGCTTTTACAGTTTCTTTAAGACCTTCATTGAGATCCTCTACTTCACGAAGCACATTAGATCCTTCGTTGATTAATCTTTCAAGTTTGGCTTTTTCTTCCGGTCCGTACATTTTTGACATTTGTTCTCTCCTATATGACTATTATATAGTCATAAAAAAAGCCAGTCAACCTATGACTGGCCTTTTTACACTTTTTGGTTAAATTACTTTTGTGTTTCGCTTAGTACATCGTACATTTCGAATTCACCACCGTTGCGTTCATATACCAAACCTGCGTATAGATCAGCTTTCATACCTTCACCTAGTTTGTTACGAGCTACACGTTCTGCCCAAGTAAACAATGCTTTGTCTACAGCATCAATCTGTTGTTGTCCGCCGCTTTCTTGAACTAGTTGTACCATTTGTTTGAAAGACAGTTTTGTTTCTACGCTTTCTTTAACTGTTTTCTTCTTATCTTTTGGCATCATCTTGCTTTCGGTTTTCTTAGCAAAAGGATTTACACCTTTCTTAGGACCTGCTTTCTTGTCAGCAACTGCCTTTTTCATTGGCTCTTTCTTGTCGCCGTCTTTGTCCATGTCTAGGAAGTCTGGCTTAGATCCTTCTGCCATCTTTTCTTTCTTGGCCATTTTCTTTTTCTTATCAGCAGCTTCTTCTTTCTTGGCTTCAACCATCTTCATGAACTTGCTTTTAAATTCTGGTTCTACACTTTCTTTCTTGGCTTTTTTCTTTGGCTTGTCATCTTCGTCATCAGCTTCTTTTTCTTCACTGCCACCATAGGCCTTGCTGCTCTTGTGAATAATGCCTGTTTTTGTTTTTTCAACAGTGCCAGTGGCGATGTTTTTCTTGTCGCCTACTTTCATGTCGTCCGCTTCTTTGACTTCTTCGTCTTTCTTTTTCTTGGCTTCTGAAACATAAGTTGTTTGCCCAGATAGAACACGAAGTTGTGCATCTTCATTTAATTGCACAGATTTTGGCAGCTCTGGTGCTTTTGGGGTATCGATTTTACCGTCGATACTTTCTATTTTGCTGATTAACGATTTGAAGTCCATGTTCACATTCCTAAAAGTGTATTATATATTTATCTTTTTACTAAAGACCCGCCAGTTAACAGATTAGTTCCTTTGAGATCTAATGCGTTTTTTGCGGTTCCGTCCTTGTTTTTTGCTGTTTTTCCGGGTTTATTCTTGTATACAGCACCTATAGCTACATTACCAGCACTGGTAGCGCCTGCTGTTGCTGATTCTAAAATTTCACGTATTTTCATACTGTTATTTATTCTTCTTAGCACGGCCTGCTTTCATGTTAGCCAACCAGTGCGCTAATTGTCCTTTGCGCCCGCCCTGTTTAGCAGTTTTACGTAGACTACTTACTGATGCTTTAGTATTGATGCCGTGTCGTTTACTGTCGCCTTTATCCTGGGGATTCTTACCATCAGCAAAGTTTTCATGCTCAATGCTCTCTCCGCCACCCTCTCCGCCACCGCCGTCGCCGCTGTAACCAGTAGCATAGCCGTAACCGCCGTAAGGTCCTGGGCCGTAAGCAGCCCAACGCGGTCTGCGTTTTCTTTTTTTCTTTTCAACAACAAATTCACTTGCTCTCATACTTGTGAATATGGATTACGAGGAAGATCAGTGCCGTCGTCTTCTGGATAAACCGTGTATTTGTTGTAGGCTTTCATGGCATTGTAATTTGCTAATTTTTCTGCAGATCCTAGCCCGCCCATGTTGTGTGCAATTTTTAATTCGTGTATAGGGTCGTCTGGAGAGAGATAGCAGTCGTCATCACTATTTTGTAAAATATTATCGCTGGTAATTTTATATTGTTTCATACTGAGAATGAACTTCCACAACCACAGGTTGATTGTGCATTGGGATTTTTAATTACAAACTGACTGCCTGTGATATCTTCTTGATAATCAATTTCAGCACCTTGCAGATACTGCATACTCATAGCATCGATGACCATATTGTATTCTGTACTGATCGGAAATTCAAAATCATCTTCATTTTTGATTTCGTCAAAGGTAAAGCCATAACTAAATCCTGAACACCCACCGCCTTGTACAAATGTTCTTAGCATGAGGTTGGGATTGTTTTCTTCCATGAGTAGATCTACTACTTTGATTTTTGCTGATTCTGTAATTTCAACCATTTGATGTTATACCTTCTTTAGACATATAATCGCCTTTGAATTTACTATCACTAGCAGGCCCGGTGTCCATTTGGCTGTGAGCCTTACCACTGTCGGTGTACGGAGCTTTATCTAGATAGTCTTTGTCTTTGGGTTTTACACGCTCAAGACTATAATCGTAATATTTAATACCTTTGGACTTTAAGAATTTTGCAAGAGCGTCACCAGCCTGGCCTGGAGATTTATATGCTGTTCCTAGGTTAATATCTTTTGTAATAGTGTTACCATCAACTTTAAAGGTTACATGAGCAACAATATCTGGAAGAAAGTCTTCGCCTGACGGAGCATCTTGTGCTTGAGCACTGCCTAACGCACCCAGACCGATAGCGCCTGCTACCGCGGCCTTCTTACCAAATTTTTTAATATCATCCCAACCTTCATCTACATCTTGTTTTTTATGCTTGACATCGCCTTGCTTGGCAGCTCGCTTTTTATCTTTGTGTGCGCCAGCACCTGCGGTCTTTTGATTTTTAGCAACAAAGTTTCTAGGTTTTGTAGCCGGTACAAAATCTTTTGCTCTCATATGGTTATACCTCTTGATCTAATGCCACCTTTGCTTTTAACTTTGCCTAGTTCCTCTAGAGCGTGACGGATTTGTTCCATGTTCATTTTTAGTTCGTCGAACTGACGAGCCATTAGTTGCCACTCACCTGGACTGGCGTTTTCAGCACGAGATGCAAGATCTTTTAATTGTCCGGCAGCACGTAACATACGATATTTTAACTTAGCAGGATTGGCTTTGTCGTGGCTGTGAATCATGGGATTCATTGGTTCACTGGGATCCATCTCGATAGGTGCTTCGGTTACACTTTCGCCTGCCATTGATTTTTTAAGTTTCCATTGCTGTATAGAATTCCATTCTCGATCAGTAAGTTCAATACCTCTGCGACGCTTATCTAACAGCAGTTTAATCCACGCATCATCGTCACCTCTTTTATTGCTAATGACTCTGGAGTCTTTGGCAGGATCCCATTTTTTCTTTGGTGGCTCGCTTTTAAGAAAACTTAAAAATCCTGCTTCTTCTATGTCTTCGTTGATACCCATACCTTTACGCACCGCAGCAAACAACGGTTTGGCAAGTTCTCCGGCACCTGTGGCTTCTTGGAAGCCTTCGAAGTCATTGTTAGCAGCAGCTGATCGTGCACCGCTGGCACTGACTCCTGCTACACCCTCGGCTCCGTCTTCGCGGTCTCCACTGCTGGCAAAATCAATAACATCGAATTTATAAAATCCGTGTGCCTTGCCTTCTACACCATTGTATTGTGTGATAAGACTTTTCATATCCTCTAGGCGATCTGAACCTGCTACAAAGGTTGCTGCGTTATATCCCTGTTCATGCAGATAGCTGGCTACTTTGCCGATGGTGTTTAATGCAGCATTCTCTACTACATCTTTGGCATACTGTGGGAACATTTCTTTGATAAACTTTATCTTGGTGCCATAATCTAAGGGGTTTTTCTTTTTGTCTTGAGTTTGACTGACAAAAATTTTCATTTCGCCACCTTGGCTTTTCATGGTATCTAATACTTGTTTGTGTCCAATAGTAGGGGGATTCATTCTGCCAAAGCAAAATGTCACATGTTTGGTTCCGCCCTCGAATAATTCATTTAACAACATTAATCGTAGTCGCCTTTTTCTATGTGTTTTTCTTGTTCGTCGGCAATTCGTTTGGCCAAGTCTATGAGTTTGTCTTTGGGAAACTTTTGTTCTGAGTCATCGATATCATATTTGTCGCAATAATGCCCCATGCACTTTTCTAATGGGCGGATATACACCTTGAACACATTGGGATTACCTCTGTGTTCGCGATGACGTTTTACCGCAGGAAAAAAATACTGGTCCAGCATTTTCGAATCGTTGTCGATGAAAAATTTTAAATCATCAAGCCAATCAATTTCTTGTTGCTCGTCTTTGGGTGCGCCAATGGCACTGAACATTTCTTTTAATAACATTACCAGCTCCGGCAAGACCAGTATCTAGCTTTATGACGAGGTCCTGGATTAGCACAATTATGTCTAGCACGGAATGATTTTCTACGTGCCGGATTAGATTTTTTGATACGCATTTTCTTGTCACCGAAGTTTACTTTGACAATATTGCCGTTGGGCTTGCGTACATATACTTTAGACTTCTTGACGTCACCTGTCATCTTTTTACCTAAGGGTACTTCACGACCTTGGTATTTGGCTTCGTCTACACCTTGCGTTGCGTACTTAGCATACACATCGCTGTTTTCACCGTAGCCGTGTCGTCGCGCCATTTGTTGTAACTGCTCTCGAGTCTTGCCTTTGAAGTATTCTTTCTTTTCATCATCTGACATTAGACGAATTTTCTCTTTGATTCGAATCACTGACGCTGGCATAGAACCCTCTGCTACATCTTCCTCGTAGTTCTGTGCTTTCATGTAATCACGTGCTGTATCTATGTAGTCCACAGCTTTGGTAATCTTGCTTTGCACCCATTCTGGAAGATTGTCGTCTGCTCGTAGGATACTGTATAGTTCTTCAGCAGCATCGTCGATGGTGCGTAAATCGTCTTTGGCCATGTCGCCTTCGCGATCATATTCGCCGTAGTTCACAGGTGCATCTGGGTCTTCAGGACCATGATCTTCGTTTTTCTTATTATGATGTTTCCACGCTGTAGCATAAGCGATACCGCGTTCTTTATCTGTTAGCTCGCCGTCCTTGGCATATCCTTTCTTGATATGCTTGACCATACGTTCGGATTTATCGCCGGGGGGAGCTTTTTCCATAGTAACATCTTCGCCGACTTTGACACAGTTATCTACAGTCTTGCCACCTTTTTGTTTAGTGCCCATACGCTTGTAGCCCTTCCAACAGGCTTTGCCATCAACACCTTTTTGTTTGTCTTCTACTAGTTCACCTTCTAAGAAATCCAAACCTTCATTGGTTAACATTTCTAGAGCTAGATCATCTAGCTCAATAACAATGCCATCTTCTAGGATGTCTACAATAGTAGTTGCGATCTCGTGATCTTCTGAAAAGCTAATACCAAACTCGTCGCCTACCTCAAATGATTCTGCAAATCCTTTGGCTTTGGCCTCTTTTTCAAGATCAGCCTTGCGTTGCATAATTGCTTGTTTGATTTCTGGATCTTGAGAAGCAACGGGATCCATTTGCAAATCCTGAAGGGCTTTGCGTTTGGCCTGAAGGTCTTCAGGATTTCTTAATTCTGTTTCGCTTACAATAGCGTCTAACTTAGATAAAAGGTCTCTCATAGCATTCCTCGGGAGGTCATACTATATTTATCGAACTTTAACTGTTAATGATTATAACGGATTTCGGTGATTGTGCCTTGTTCTAGCTGATAAGCCACACGTATGAACACAAATTTTCCAGTAAATGTGCAGGCAGCGTTGGCAGTGACGGGTGTGCTATCAATAGCAGTTAACACAGTGTCTGTGCTGTCGAGAACCACATCAAACCAGTCGTTGACGCCGGGATTTAGGTCTAGAGTAGCCTGTACTTTGATGCTTCCCTTAAACTCGTTCAGTTCAACAGTCATAGTATGCACACCGTTACCATTCTTATAGTAACCTGCTCCTATGTGTTTTTCACCGTATTGCCACGTAGAAGGCTGACTGTCGTCAGTGATATTTGATAATAGAACTATAGTTTCTCTGCTCATCAACTATTTATCGCATACTACAAAGTTGTATACCCTGCCCACAACGTCAGCACCACGCAATTTCATCATTAGCAGTGTAGATTCATCTTCAACCAACACATATCTACGGTCCCAGTTCCAATCTGTGGTCAAGAACCAACGTTCGATAGCTGGAGTACAGGTTATTCTAGGGGTCTGCGACTTCAACCAAGCTAGATATCTCTGTTTGCCTTCACGGTCTTTGGCCATTTTATGGGGCAGCAGATACACACGATAGCGATATCTGTCCTTGGGTAGCTTACTCACAGTGATACAGTTCTGTGAATTATTTAACACATCAAGATTGTTGCTGTTAGGTTCAAACCTATGTATCAAATAATCTTGGCTGTGCAGGCTGAGTTTCTCATAGAACTCGGGATCGTTGGTATAAACATCTAGTCTGTTTCTTTCAACTCTTGTTGCATACATATCTGCATCGTGGGCACTTAAGAAATCACAAAGACTGATTATTATTTCTTTATTAACTGAGGCCCTGCGCCAATTTTCATAGTGATATCCGCTGTCGCTGTCAGAATGGCTCAACCAACTCTTGATGTTTGATAACGGCTGTGTGCGAAATACCACGCAGCCGTCTACCAACAGGCTGATTTTATATAACCATTTGTTATAAAACTTACGACTGGTTGATTTGGTTTTCAGTTGTAGCATCTTGTTCTTGTGTAGTTGCTGCTTCAGCGTTGCGTTGCGCCCTGAGAGCTTTTTTCTCTTCCTTGGTCAACGGTTTTGGTATCTCAACAACTGTAAAATCAAGTTTGTCGTCGACTATATCTACAGTGACTCTACCGCCATTTACTAGATCGCCGAACAATACTCTACGACTTAGCGGGCTCTTGATCTCGTTGTCTATGATTCTGGCCAATGGTCTTGCTCCCATCTTCTTGTCGTAGCCTCGATCTGCTAGCCAACGAGTGGCCTTGGCGTTGACCACAATCTCAATGCCTTTGTCTTTTAATTGACTGTTGAGATCAGCCACAAACTTCTTGACGATCTGGATGACCGTATCGCCACTGAGTTTAGAGAACTTGATCACAGCATCTAATCTATTGCGGAATTCCGGACTAAAATGTTTCTTGATGGCTTTGTCATCTTCACCGTCTCGTTCCAACTCTCCAAACCCAATGGTGTTAAGTTCGTTGTCTGCTGCTCCAAGATTTGATGTCATAATCAATATGGTGTTGCGACCATCAGCTTGTTTGCCATTGGATCCTGTAATAAAACCGTTGTCCATGAATGCTAGAAGAATATTCATAACATCTGGATGAGCTTTTTCAACTTCGTCTAACAGTAAGATAGCGTTGGGTGTTTCTTGTAACTTGGTAATAAGTTGTCCAGCATTGTCTTCGTAACCGACATAGCCCGGAGGAGCACCAATCAATCTTGCCACGGAATGTTTCTCCTGATATTCGCCCATGTCAAATCGAATTAGTTGCATGCCCATTTTATCTGCTAACTGTTTAGCAGTTTCGGTTTTACCGCAGCCGGTAGGGCCTAAGAATAGGAAACTACCAATAGGCTTGTTAGGTGCTTTCATGCCAGCTTGACTTACAAATATCTTATCTAACAATGTATCTACAGCGCCATCTTGGCCGTAGACCACTCCTTTCATCTGAGTGTCTAGATCTGCAAGATTTTTGCTTTCTTTTTGCGCCACTGTTTCCAACGGCATGTTAATCATCTTGCTGAGTTCGTAGGTAACTTGTTCTATGTCTACAATCTGTGTAACACCTTCCATGCTCTCGTCATCTTTGAGTTTGTATCTAGCACAGGCACAGTCAATGATATCGATAGCCTTATCTGGTAGTTTTTTATCTGCCATGTACTTGACGCTGAGCTTGACTGCTTGCTCAATGGCTGCGTCGGATATTTTCACATTGTGATGCTGTTCGTAATATTTCTTTAGACCTTTCAGGATCTTCACGGTCATTTCTGCACTAGGCTCTTCAACGGTCACACGTTGGAATCTGCGCATCAGCGCACGATCGGCTTCAAAGTGCTTGCGATATTCTTCCCATGTGGTAGATGCTATCAGTTTGAGAACACCTTTGGTAAGTATGGGTTTTAACATATTGGCCATGTCGTTGGAACTGCCATTTGCAGCACCTGCACCATTCATCATATGTGCTTCGTCGATGAACAAGATGATATTGCCTTTCTTCTCCAAGGCTGACAGCACTGCTTTAACACGTTCTTCGAAATCGCCGCGATACTTGGAGCCAGCTAACAGAGCACTGATGTCTAAGGTATAGACTTGATGGTCTTTGATGAATTTAGGAACCTTACCTTCGTGTATCTTACGAGCAATGCCTTCGGCAATGGCAGTTTTACCTACTCCTGGATCACCCACCATCAACACGTTGGCCTTGTTTCTGCGAGCCAGCACCAACTGTATTTTTTCTATTTCGTCATCACGACCTATCACAGGGTCAAGTTTTCGCTGCTTGGCTTTGAGGCTGAGGTTGGTACAGAATTGATTCAGTATCCGATCTATTTGATTTGAGTTCACTATTCTTGTTTCGACTTCTGCGTCTTCGGTTATCTGTACATTTTCTTGGAAATACTTCACAAACTTTTCTTTGGTCACTCCGGCTTTGGTAAGAAAGTAGTAACCGAAACTATTTTTCTCTGACAGCACACTGATAATGATATCTGCTATTTCCATACGCTGTCTGCCGCTAAACAACACCTGTGTGAAGCAGCGATTCAACACACGTTCTACACTGTTGGTCTTTTTAGGTTTTGCGTTGACATTGGTAGTTTTAATATCATTGAGATTGTTTCTCAGATAGTGTTCGATGTTTGTTTTGACAAATTTAGCATCAGCACCGAAACTTTCTAACAGTTTATAAGAATCCTCATCCTCCATGATACCATAGATAATGTGTTCAATGGTTATGTACTCATGGCTCAGGGTCTTGGCCATCTCTACAGATTTTTCAAAGATTTCTTGTAGACTCTTGCTGGGTTCAATCATTAGATGTTCCTTGTTTGATTTGTTTGATCATGTTAATCTGTTCTGGGTTAAGATTTTTCGGCACTGTGATCTTGATACGGATTAGTAGGTTACCTCGTTGTCGTGTGCGCATATTAGGTAGACCCTCTCCTTTGCAACTCATTACAGTATCGGGCTGTGTACCGGGCGGCAAGTTCATTGATAATGTTTTGCGATCTAGTGTTTGTATTTCTATGCTGGCTCCCAGCAATGCATCCCATACACTTACTACTTGTTCTACGATCAACGATGTGCCTTCTCGTTTGTATCTGGGGTGTTCACGCACTATGACATTGACTAATAAATCTCCCGGCTTAAGACCTGGGATTGAATCATCACCCATGCCTTCGTATCTAATCTGTTGCCCATTTTCTATACCAGGCGGGATTTGAATATTGATCATTTTATTCTTGCCGGGTATACTAACTTCAGCAGTAAAGTCCTTGCCGTTGAGTACATCTTCTAAGGTAATTTCCACGTTGATGTTCAATGATCTATTTCTACGTTGGGGTTGGCGACCAAATCCGCCAAACCCAAAATTACCAAAAATGTCATTCATATTACCCGTGTTAAAATGGAACTCAAAAGGTCCTTGACCTCCGCCCATGCCGCCCGGCTGTGCATTGGGATCGCCACCGAGGTCAATGATTTGTTTTTTCTGAGGGTCGCTGAGAAATTCGTAGGCCTGTGATATTTCTTTGAACTTCTTTTCATCACCGCCTCGATCCGGGTGATATTTCATGGCCATGCTTCGGTATGCCTTTTTTATTTCGGCATCACTAGCGTTTCTTTGTAGTCCTAGAGTATTGTAGTAATCCATGCTTATATTATATGATAAAAAAAGGACTGTGTCAAGCAGTCCTTTTATTTAATTAGAAATTTACTGAGCTTTATTTTTTCTTTTCAGGAACTGCTGTGCCTTCATGTTTTTCACGCACTTTGACTTCTTTGCAGTTTTGTTTTGGTTTCTTGGTCTTTGCATCCATCACAGGCTTACCATCTTTGCCCTGTTGATCCACACAGACTTTTTTAGTCTTTGGTGTATCTGCTTTGGCAGGTGCTGCTGGTGCCGCAGGTGTTGTAGCTGTTGGTTTCTTTGGTTCTTCTTTTGCGCAGGCTGCTGTACCAAATGTTAACATACCTGCAAAAATTGCTGTGGCTAATAATTTCATTTTATTTTTCCTTTTTAGCCAACATGGCTTGAACTTTTTCTTGTATAGCTTTTGCCCAGAAAGGTTGTGGAAAATTCCACCCTACAAATGCACCTACTGCTACCCATAATAATATATCTAACATGTAAAATCTCCTTTTATAGTTCTGGTTGATCTGGCTGCATAGGCATTGGTTTGCCCGAGCTGCTTACTGCGGTTGTTGGCTTAGGGGCGCTGGTAAAGCTGCTGGCGCTGAATCCTGTTGCTGGAGCTGCAAACGGTCCTGCTCCAGTTGTTGGACTACTAACAAAGCCTGTTGAAATTGGTGCTGCTGGAGCAGGACTAAACGTTGGTGCAGGTGTTGATGTTTGTGCTCCGCCATTGTTTGCTCCGTTTAGTTTTTCTTGTGTACGACCAAATGCCGCGATACCTAATACAGCACCCATTGCGATATGGAATAGTCCTGCACCTTGTAGGGTCAGCGGATTCCATTGAGTAATAGGAGTGCTAGTCATAGTTTGCAACAAACTCCACAGTATCGGGAATACGATCATGTCGAACATACAAACTACCATATACATCCAACCCATCATTGGACGCCATTTGCTGTTCATCCAATCTTCTTTTTTCTTTTCGCTCTCGCTTTTTACTTCTTCTGACATAGTTTTCGCTCCTATTTGTCTGCTGTATTATTTAACTGATTCGAAGATTTTCTTCTGTTCTCGGTACCATTCTTGCCACATTTTTAATTTTTCTGCGTTTTCGTGGCAGGAACCGTAGTTTTCAACGACTCTGTCGAGGAGTTTACTGGCTTCAACTCCGCTGGGGGTTCCATCAGTTGCGGCGGCACGCTCGGGAACTTCATTACGACTGGCGCTGTCGTGCAAGCTGATAGTAGACTTAGGCAAAGTACACTGAGCATCAAGTTGCTTGCCCGCAACTTCTTTGATAATTTCTCTGTTAACATAGACGTTTTCCTTGACTATTTTGATTTTTTCTACAATTTTGGTTTCTATTACTGTGTTGACCTGCTGACTTTTTTCTTCAGCGGCCTTAACTTTTGCTTCTAATTCCCTAACACGTTCTCTCCATGCCATTTCTGTTCCGTAACTGCCAAACAAATAACTACCAGCTACTAGTAATACGACCCCAACTAGTTCTGCCGGTAGTTTGTATTGAGAGATTAGAGGAATCCATGTGACCAATTTGCTGGCCACATATAAACCAACCCCAACAGCAATCAATAGGTAAGTGATCCAGAGGAAGAAACTATCTGGAATCAGTGCCAGCACCCACTGAATCTGCCACATTATTAATGTGCTCCGAATATATGCAGAGCATGTTCGTAGTGTTTGATTCTATCCTCAAGTCCAATAGTACCACCATTGATACGCTTGGTTAGTGTGAGAATGTCACCTTTGTCTGCCCATTGATTTAAATTGTTTTGATCCCAGAAGAAGCAGGCGCTTTGTACAGCACCTTCGAATGTCTGTAGATATTCTGATGCTTCTTCTACAGGAACATCTATACTGGCTGCAAAAAATGTATAATTGTCTTTACCGGTCAATTGGATAAGTCCACGTCCGCAGTATTTAAAGCCATCACCTGACTCTTCTGGCCCATTGCCCATACGATTAGCATAGACTCTATTCGCAATCTTTTCTGGCTTGTTAGCGTATGTGGCTGCGATAGCATCGTCTGGAAAGTATTTAGGAAACACTTTTCTAAGACTGGCTGCTTTGTAGTTTAGATTTTCTTTGAGGAACACAAACCCGCCACTCTCATGAGCGCACTGTGCCAAGAAGGCTGCTACACGTTGCGGAGTATTGATATCGTATTCTGGAAGTATGGCATCCAGTGCATCGTACCAGTTCTGTAGATATTGGTTTTTTGGCAGCATTTCTTTCAGCTGCGCTTTGGTAAAATCGAATGTAAAGCTCATTATTAGATCCTTTTTAATAACATCGAACGTTGACCGTTGTTGAACACAAATGTGTCCCCTATTTTGTTTATGTTGTAGTCTCCCAACACCTTTGTGAGCCAAAACACTTCACTGGTAGCTGCTTGATCTACAGTATATCCATCTGTGATGCCTTCTAAGATAGATTCTGTGTTGCCATCTTTGACAATTTCTAAACGAACCTGAGAACCAAATGGCTTTGATATAGTAACCACACTGCCATCTAGGCTGAGATTGTCCATCAGTGTCTTTGAAAAGAACTGTTTCACATCCTCAGTTTTGTTTCGGTTCACAAACTCTTTGTATTCATTGACACTGGATGGTATATTAGACTTGAGGTTGTTAGTGGTAACTTCATGCACTTGAGTCTGTTTATAATATTTAAATTTGAATTCATCTAGGCCTGTGAGTTTTTTAACACCGTAGGTTAGTTCTTGTATCTGTTCTGCAAGTCTGGGGCTTCTACTGATTTCTACGAACACGGAATATTCCCCGTTGTTGTCTTCGCCACTGCTGACATCAGCATCTAGAACGAACTCATAACCTTTTTCAATAAACTCCATGAGATCCTTGGCAGGTGATCGGTCTTTGACCTTGAAGCTGACCACGCAGACATCTTGATCTTCGCCCATTTTTGATCTAAATGAATCAACTTCAAATACATCATGGACCATCTCTTTTAGGTCGGTGGCTCTTAGCCCTTCGTTAAGCTGCTGGTTGTTCTGCTGGTTGTGCATTTGCCATATCCTGTGCTTGTTGTTCTGCTGGGTCGATTGAAGAATTAATAATGTTAGCATTAACGATATCTTCGATCTTGTTTTTATCTAATTCTGTATAGCCTCTATTGATGTCACTCATCAGCTTCTTAGGCATACTGATCTTGATCATCCATATGTCTTTGTGATCAATTTTACCCTTGCGTGTGCCGGGCCGTATATCGTCGGGAGTTTTAATCTTTCGAACTGTAGCGATCTTGCTTTCTGCCACCTGTACTCTACAGCCGTATTCCAGCAGTCTTTTTCCGCCTGCAGGTTCCGGAAGCTGATCTTGTGGCCACATAAATGTGCATTCCACATAGTATCTGCTTTCTTTTGGCCCTTCTACAAGCTCACCGTCGATCCAGCTGTCAAACACATACACATCTAATTCGTCCAACACACGCTCAAAGTCTTTGAGCAGTTGTAGACTGTTGTTAGACCCGTAGATCTGTTCAATATTGCTGATGATATCTTTAATGTCTGCCATATTATCTCCCTTTGTATTTATCGTCAAAATACAAACATAACACATATCTTTTAGAGCCAGGGGTTAAATACACATGTGTTCGGACACGGACACTACGGTTTGAGGTCCGTGCCTAACACTTACAGGAGGGCTAACCTTATATGAAGCGAAAAAGAGCGCAAGTTCAGCAAAACGAGCAATATGATCCACGATTCCCTAACAATGTAATAAATATTGATCATAGATTAAATGAAAAACGCAGAAGAGTACAGATTTATCCCAAGAGTCTAAGCCAAGAGACTTATCTACTTAAACTAAACGATCCCAACAAAATGATTGTATTCGCTATCGGCCCAGCCGGTACGGGTAAAACCATGCTGGCGGTTCAATGGGCTATAGATCAACTCAAGTACGGATCTGCAGATAAAATCATTGTTACTCGACCTGCTGTGAGTGTTGATGAAGAACACGGATTCTTGCCCGGGGACCTAAATGAAAAAATGGCACCTTGGACCAAGCCAATATTTGATGTGATCGCAGAAAATTTCAATGCCAGAGAAATAGAAAATTTTATCAAAGAAGGAGTGATAGAGACCAGTCCTTTGGCATACATGCGAGGTAGAACTTTTAAAAACGCAGTGGTGGTAGCTGATGAGATGCAGAATGCCACACCGAGTCAGATGAAAATGCTACTGACTCGCCTAGGACAAGGTAGCCAAATGGTAGTCACAGGAGACCTACAACAGGCTGATCGTCCTAGCAATAACGGCCTACTAGAATTTTTGGGATTGTACAACAACTTCCAAGGCCACAGATATGTGGATCTAGTAAAATTTGATGTTCAGGATGTTGAACGTCACGAAGCTGTCAAAGAGATATTATCAATATACGGCGATAGTTAATCTTTAGGGAGGTAGGGGGTCAAGCGATCCCCTAGTACTCTTTTGTAAAACTCAATCATGTCATCATATCCTGCGTCGGGATTGAGACCGTTCTTGATCACTGCTTTCTTGCCAAGGTCTAATATAACCTTAGACATTTGAAGGTCGGTGCTTCTATAGTGCCTTTTAAACTCAGTGACTTCGTCATATTTGCCATCAGGCTTCTTGATGTATTTCACTATCATGTATCTATTATCCATCTATGCTATTTCCTTCTTGATCTATTTCCATCCAAGTGTGATCACCCATGTATTTTACCTGAGCCTGATATTCGTAGTCTTCGGGAGCAGAGCTGGACCAGTCGTTAGGACCATTCTGTGTTAACAACGTATGCTGTTTTCTCTTATCCCATACTATCCAATAGACGTTGCCCATCACTGGTTGAAACTGATACACCGCGGCATGAACAGCATCTGTGATTTCTAATCTACGTTTGATGGCCTGTGCTTGGTTTTCTAACACATTAACTAATTCTACAATCCGATCGTATTCTTGCTGGGCAAACATTCTAGCATGATTGATCATTAGATCTTTTTGCTTGGTTACCGGGACTAGCTCAAATTTAACTCCGCCTGCTTCCGTGGGATACTCTGATACATTCTTATTAAAGAACGGTACCAGTGTTCCGCCTATGTCAGCATCAAAACTATTTCTGCCTTTGGCTAGATTTGATTTTTTATCCGACATTAATCTTTGATAATTTTACCAGCGTGGCAGCAAGATTAATTTCTGGATCAATGATTAGTGTGTGATCAACTAGACCTTGCTTAATAATCTGCAGAGCCTTGTCTTGATTTTCCTCTGCACCAAATATATCTAGATGATTGTAGAGCCATACAAATACTTCCTGCATCTCTTCAGCACGTAGTTTGCCGCACAGCATCTTACGTGCTTCTTGTATCTTTCCTGCTCTAAACAACTCAACCATGTCAAACTTCCACTCGGCAGATCCCACATCCTCTTTGGTTGCACTGTGCAATTTGGCATCATTGGTATTCTGTTGCAGTAGATTCAAACATTTACGCAGGTCGGGATAGGTAGTAGACACATACATATCCAGTGTGTCTAAATCAAATTCGATATTTTCTTCAACCAACACAGTAGCAGCACGAGCAGTGAATTCAGTTTGATCTAGTTTTGAGAAATGCCATTGTTGGCAACGACTGTGCAGTGCTGGAACGATCATATTAGGATTATTACAGGTCAAGATAAAACGAGCATAATTGCTGTATTCTTCTATGATACCTTTCAACGAATCCTGTGCTTGCGGACTTAGTCGATCTGCTTCGTCTAACAGCACCACCTTAAAGGCACCCCAAGCGATGCTGCTGATGAATGGCACTATCTTGTTACGGATAAAATCAATACCTGTTTCTCTACTGGCGTTTACTTCTAGTACATCAGCATCAAGGATTTCGATTTCATTAACCAGTATCTTGGCCATTGTTGTTTTGCCAATGCCCGGAGGTCCGCTCAACAACAAATGTGGAATGCTTTTTTCTTTTACCCAAGTTTCGACCTGTTTTCGTTGTGCAGAATCACGCCATACATACCCTTCCATTTTTTTAGGACGGTACTTCTCTACCCATAGTTCTTTCATTCTTTCGCCTTTGTTATAATGTCTTGTGTTAGTATACTATTTTTACTGTCAATAAGCGAGAACTCGTGTAACCGATCAGCACACTTACGTATGTCGTCATGTAGTTGTCCCTGTCCGACTTCTTCAGCAACAGTTCGTGCAATATCGTGCAATGCGATTACCGCATCGACTAATGCAATATTCCTCATACCAGTTCCTCGATAATGCCCAACCCTTCTGCTAGAATCAACAATGAACCTGCAACAAGCAAGTTTCCGTCAATTAGAAAAACTCCTGCTATAATCCGTAATCCACTCTTTACAAGGCTAACATAAAAATGTCCCTTGCTTGTATCTTTAGGTTGAACTTCCATTATTTTTTCTCCAAGTAACCTTTTAGATCAGGTGGGGTCCACCCGTCAGGCTTGAGAACTTTGCCATCTTCACGTTTAATCACTTTGCCTGTCTTTTTATCAATCTTGGCAAAGTTTGTGCTCATAACTTCTTTCCAGGCACCTTCGGCATCAAAGCCGGCTGAGTGAATAGCACCTATGGTCACAACCAGCATGTCGATGAGAGCATCAAGCATTTCTACTTTATCTTTGTTGAGAATCGCTTGATTAAGCTCTTCAGCTTCTTCCTCAATCAACCCAAGATACATATTAAATTGATCTCTATTTTCTGTATCTGCGGTTTGATCACAGGCCCGCATGAATTTTTCTTGATCACGAAACGGATTAGTCATATAACTCCTTCAAGACTTTAATATTTTTATTATATGCTTTTTTTCTTGTGTTTGCAACCACTCCTGTTCCAAATCACCGAAGTCGGGTGATCTAGCCAAGGCTTGATCTACAAGTTGTTTGATCTGATAGAGATCTTGTTTGCAGTGCCATTGTGTGTACCCGTCATTATACGGACTAGAGATTTCTCTGGCGAGACTATGCACTTGGGAAGTGATATTACCTACTTCCCAGTTTTTCTTAAAGCCCATTAGCTGATCTTAGATAAGTTTCCTGGCATAAAATCTTCTGGATTAATATTCATACTTGATCCATTTGAAAATTCCTGACCAATATAAAAGTCATTTGGTCTTTCGTCGGCAACTGCTATAACAGACTTTGTTTCGACTTTTTGAAATTCTTTCTCACCGTCACCGTCGTTGATTTTAATCTTACGAGTCCAGCGACCGTGTTCAATAAGAATCCACTGCCCGACCTTGACATCAAGATCGCATTCATCTCCGACTTTATAAACTTCGGCCCAACGAGGTTTGACACCGTGTGCTTTACCGTCATCACTTTGGACAACAATGCCGCCTGCGGTTGTCATTTCGCCCATGTCCATGTTGATAACAAGAAGGTCTTTTGACAGGGGGCGAACCTGCATGTGTCGTGCTTGGAAATTAAACATAGTTTACCTTATTTCTTATTACCGCGAGCAGCCACTTCCTCATGCAATGCATTGGGGTTCTGAGCATAATAGTCCGCCAACACTTGTTCACGTGTGCGTACTACTCTGCCGCCTTCACCAATTTCGTCACCGCGAGCGTTGACTTTCATATTACCTACAGCTGGAGTTTTTTCAAATCTCAAGCTCATCTTTTCCATGTCAATTTCTTTGCCTCTCATAGAGGTATAAGTTCTTCCCATTTTATTCTCCTTTAAAGAATTCGTTGATTGGTAGTTTGTATTTAACACTGTCAATTTTGTGTACGCCAATTATGAATAGCACATAGCTGGCTACGGAACTGCCTCTTCCTACTCCCCAGACTATGTTATTGGCCCTAAGAGTATCTACCACATATTTCATAGTTTTTAACACATGAATCATATCATGCTTGGCAAACAGTTTCAACTCTTCAGCAACTCGTTCTCGAATGTCAGGAGTCGGACACTGCTGATATAACCAATCTAAAATATCCATGGTTTTATATTCGTAAGGTACGAACCAATTGGTAGCGTCTATTTGTTGCGGGGGTATTGGATAATTTAAGTGTTCTTGCTGTAATCGACTTACGTATTGATTTAGGTCATCAGAAGTCTGACAATGTTCCAGTATATCTGGTCCGTGTCGCATCACACCTTGTATGAGTTGTTGAGTAGTATTAGTCCACATTGATCAATTGACCTAAATCACCATCTGCCTGTTTCAATTTCTGAGAATGTCTCTTTGCGAGTTCTTCTCTATATATTGTAACAAAAGTAGATAGCTGTGTCAAGAGATCTCTGCTGCCCATTCTAGCCGCAGCGTAATATTTTTTATTCAATTCGATCAAGCGATTTTCAATCTCTTGATCTTTGAATCCAGACAAGTCGCCACTTAATGGATGGAACATTAGCTGTATAATCCGAGATAGTTCATCCAAATCACCGTGGCACTGTGTTGCCACACTTCAATGATCACAGGATCGGTAGCTGATGTAACCGTTACGCTTCCTGGAAATCCAGGAGATTTTTTAATCACGGTACCGCCTGAAGTAATAAATGTGATTGTTCTGGCGGTACCATCACCATACAGTTCTAGAGTGGCTTTACCGATCTGCCCAAGGCCTGTGACATCCACCGCTCCGGTAGGAAATTCAGAGAATGACAAACTGGTATTAGCACCAAACTTGATCACATGATACATGGCCTGTTTGAAGCTGACATCTTGGGTACCCGCTACGATAGCAGAACCGTAGTCCTTTTTACGCAGATACGCATCATTGAGTGTGACAGACCCTACAATGTTGTAAAGGAAATCGTTGTCACCGTCTGTTCTAGCTGCATTGTCCTGTAGGTCGGTGATCTCTGTTTTGGCAGTTGAGAAGTTGGTTTTGATAGTATCAAAGTTATCTCTAAACACCTGCGTGTCGTTGTCCTGGCCAGCTACAGGAAAGTTTTCATTTATTGCTGCGAAATTGATAAGGCTTGTCAAGGTAATTTTTCTCCACGTTGCGGGAATGCAAGGTATTTATCCTCTATTTCTCCGTCTATAATATCTATTA